GCAAGTAAGGATTGACTATAATTAACATGTCCGATATCTAAACCTAAACCGCCCAACGGGCGAGGTAAAGACCAAGGACGAATAGTCTCCTTTAACTTTGGTACAACATGATCATAAAAAATATTCTTTACAACCAAAGCTCTATCAGCGTCACATTTTCTCAAACAGACGTTAAGTTGATCAACGAGTGGTAACAATTCACCATATACATCAGGTTTATTCTTCATCCATCTTTTCTCAATATCCATTTTATGGTCTGAGATTTGGAATGAATCACCCGATGAAATTGTCCCGTTTAACTGGGACCTCGATGATCTCGTGTCACCCATCACTTTAGCTTGACCTTTAACTAGTCCAGGGTTCAGGACAAATATATCCGTAATTGAACCGGTCAAGCAGCCTGCCATATTCGTAGCATAGATTTCACTATTTATCATAATAAAATCACGGGAACAATATGTCTTCCCCATAGAACTATTCAAGCCTGCACAACTAGCCGTAGCTAGCCATATCTTATAATGAATAGGATTGGAAAGAAAGGAACCATCATCGCCATTAAAAATGGGTCTATAACTATCTTGCCACTCATCTAAGGATGTCATCCGGCCCTCATAAAGGTCCGCCGATGTCCAACAGATAGCAGCATTAAGATAAACTAATATCAAGAACGAGATAGGGCTACCCATGAGCTGTCCAAATGTCTGTTTGACATAAATACAGTAATCTCGGGGTTCATAGCCATAGGCAAGCAACTCTTCCCTTGTTAGGGCATACTTCATTATCTCTGGACCAAGTCTCAGAAAATTTTCGGGTGAAAACCCATATTCAAGTATGTGACCTTCGACGGTCTTTAGAGCAGCTTCAGAAAGATGATCAGGCATATTTACTAATTTCGACAAATGTCGTACAAACGTATCAGATATAATAGGATGGATACCATCAGTAGATGTGGAGTAATCAACCGCAGCAAAGAAGCTTTTAAACTTCATGCCGAGAGGGTGACGAAAGTCAACCTCGATCGAACCTCCATGACCGTCGGGGTAAAACCCGCGTTCACCATCCGAATCAATCACAACCGTATCACCATAAACTTCTTGAAGAAATTCACGATTAACCGGTCTCCCAATTAGAGCAAACATCGAATTTCGATGATGTTTGATAATTGGGTGTAACTGATGTTGGATGATTCTACCAAGCTGATAAATGTTTCCTGGCCCAGCCGTTATAATACGGCATTTAAAGGGCTCCAGGACTTTATGGACAGAAGCGATGGGTACTAAATACCTATCTTTCCTATCGAAAAACATTATAGCATCTGCGTAAAGATCCTCGCAGAGGTAAGGGACATATATCGGACAAACCCTAGTTTTGTACTGGGCAAATCCAATGAATTGATCGTTTGTAAAATCACTAGTTCTTTTTTCATTTATCACAATCTCCTCCAATAATCGTG